ATGACCGTCGATTCCGTCCTGCGGAGCTTCGACGGCGACGCGCGGGCAGCCTTGGGCGCTGCACTGGAGGACGTCGCCTTCCTGCGCCGCGAGATCGAGTTCGCGCGCCTGGCCATGAGCTATGGCTTTACGCGAGGCTGGCGCCCAGCGCTGGAGAGACCGCAAGCGGCCGGCGCTGACAAGGAAGTTGACAAATAGGGCCAATGGCCCTATTTTGATCCTGTCGATAGGGCAACGGTGCCCGCCAGGAATGGAGACGACAATGACCGTTCAGCATTTCACCAACGACGAAGTCGCCATCGAGAACAAGCGGGTGGGTTGGGCGTCCACCTACATGCAGGCGCGCACCAAAGCGGTCGCGAATGGAAACGAGACCAAGTTTCCGCGGATCGACAATCCGCATGAGGCGTTCGTGTTCTGGCCCATGACGGAAAGTGGCGTCCGCGGCAGCTTCGTCGTCGTCAACGAGCGGCTGTACGACCAGTCGAACAGGCTGAATGAAGCCGCGCTGCGGCGCTTAGCCGGATAAAAGCAAAAGCCCGCGCCGGAGCGCGGGCCTTATCTGGTGCCGAGGCTTCTTAACCGCCACCGGAGCGACGGCAAGTACAAACCCTATCTGTGCACTAATTCCATAATGGCAAAACTCTGCAAACATGGCAACTGATATCACCCCCGCCGAACTCAAAGCAGCCCGGCGCGCCTTGGGCTTCAGCGCCGAGGGCTTCGCGCGTTTCGTTGAGGTCGAGAGCGGCCGGACCGTGCGGCGCTGGGAAGCCGGCGAACGGGACATACCGGGTCCCGTGAAGGTGTTGACGCGGGCGTTGCTGGAAAGCGCTGCGGTAAGACGGTTTTTTGGCGTGACCCTGAAGAGCGATGATGACAAGCGCGACACGCCCGCCTCTTGAGGAGCTGCGCGCGATATTCGCCAGCGATGAGCCGCCGGACAGCTCACGCCTGCGGCGCCTGGCCATCATCATCACTCTGCAGATGGCCGACCGCGCCGCGGCCGCATCACTGCATCAGGACCTCGAAGCGGCAATCAGCCTGTTCGAGGACGATCCCGAGGCCGGCCGGTTGTCACTCGCCTTTCTGGGGCCCGAACTTGAAGAAGCCGCCCGCCGACACTGACGCACGTCCCGAGTCGCATTCGCGTGGCCTTTCAGTATGGTGCGCCCATGAGCGATGAGTCGATCCCAAATTCCGAGGCGCCCGCAGCTAGACCGGCGCATGTCCTCAATCATTTCTGTGAGCATGCAGGCTGCGTAAAGTGGGGCAGTTGGGGCTATGAGGGTGCCGGTCGGCCGATGCGGTGGTACTGCTACGAGCACCATGGCGATGGCGAGCGCCTGCTAGGCAGAGGCTAACTTACTCCTTGTGTGAAGCTTACCCATTCTAAGTTCCCCCTATTTACATTTAGTTTGGGAATCGCACTAATACTGCAAGCTGCCTTGGGGGAGGCTCGGTGTGACAATCTGCATTGCAGTTAAGGTGCATGAGTGCCTCGTTTTCGTGACAGATAGCGCGTCGTCTTCGGTTACTACCGACGGCAACGGAAACCAGGCGGTTGTGCGCGTCTACGATCACGGCCACAAGTTATTTAACCTGATCAGAGGTCAACCCGTTGCGGCCATGACGTGCGGGCTCGGGAACTTCGGCCGCCAATCGATCTCTACGATTGCGAAGGAGATACGCCGCGAGATCACCCATTGAACTGGCCCCCATTTCGACCGGACACTTGGGCATAACCATGGAGGCTTAGTCATATGCCTGAGCACGTGCTTATGTCAGGGATCGAAATCATCACCGATGGTGGCCGCCGGCGCCGCTGGACTACCGCCGAGAAGCTGCGAATTGTCGAGGAGACGCTCGACGACAGTGCCAGCATCTCGGTTGTTGCGCGGCGCAATGGCGTAGCGCCAAACCTGTTGTATCGTTGGCGACGGCTCATGCTCGAAGGGGGGAGTGTTGCCGTGGCCGAGGATGATGACGTCACCAGCAACAAGGTTGTGCGACAGCTGGAGGACCGCATCCGTGAACTTGAGCGCCAGCTTGGCCGCAAGACGCTGGAGGCAGAGATCTTGCGGGAAGCCCTGGACAAGTCACGGGTAAAAAAACCGACCTTGCTCGCGCGGTCGCCATTGAAGGGCGGTTTCCAGTGAAGGCGGTGGCCGGGACGTTGGGCGTCGCCCGCTCTAACCTGGTCGACCGGCTGCAGGGCAAAGCGAAGCCGCGGCGGCGCTACCACAAGGCGCAAGACGCGGCGTTGGTGCCGCTCATCACGGCGCTTGTCGCAGCACGGCCGACCTATGGCTACCGTCGCATCACCGCAATCCTGAACCGCCAACTGCGATCGGAAAGCTTGGCGCCGTGCAATCACAAGCGCACCTACAGGATCATGAAAGCACACAATCTGCTGCTAGCGCGGAAATACTCCGAACGGCCGGAGCATGTTCACGACGGCAAGGTCATCGTGATGCGCTCGAACCTCCGCTGGTGCAGTGACGGCTTTGAGTTTACCTGCTGGAACGGCGACATCGTCCGGGGCGCTTTTATCATCGATGCCCATGACCGGGAGATCATCGCCTGGAGGGCTGTGGTCAACGCTGGCATCAGCGGGTCCGACATTCGCGACATCATGCTCGAAGCCGTCGAACGCCGCTTCGGCACATGTCGCGCACCTTCGGTCATCGAGATGCTGTCCGACAACGGCTCCCCTTACATTGCGAAGGAAACGCAGATCTTCGCCAGGCAGCTCGGGCTGAAGCCCTGCTTTACCCCGATCCGCAGCCCACAGAGCAATGGCATCTCCGAGGCTTTCGTCAAGACGCTGAAGCGCGATTACGTCCAGGTGACGCCGCTGCCGGATGCCCAGACAGTCCTTGGATTGATCGGAAGCTGGTTCAAGGATTACAACGACAACCACCCGCACTCAGGGCTGAAGATGCGCTCGCCCCGCGAGTTTATCGCAGCTCAAACAGCAACCGCCTGAGTGTCCGGCGAAATGGGGGCAAGTCCAGCTCGTCGGCCCCGCTGCCGACGCCGTTCTGGGTGAAGCGCGACAGGTGCACGGCCGCGACGGCATGCTTCGCAGCCCCTCCCACCTGCGTCCCGATCGGCCGCTCGACGTCGAGCGCACGGGGCGCCTGTCCTTCCCGCTCGCCATAGCCCGTCTGCACCATGGTCGCGGCAACGATGCCGATGGGGGCCGCGCCTCCCGGGCGCTTGATGTAGCTGTTCGCGGTCAGCGTCGGCGTGGGATCGTCCATCTCCGACCCGGTCGATCCGGTCTGGAACTTCGTCAGATGCGCGGCGACCACGCACCCGTCCGCCTTCGCCGTCAGCGTGCCGGTCGGCTCGTCGCCGCAGCGCGGCGCACTCTGCCCCGCCCTGCCGCCACAGCCGACGAACGATGGCACGATGATCGCGTTCTGGTCTTTCGCACTTGCGGTAACCGTATGCAGCGGCTCGTCGGACGCGCGGTTGCTGCCGCCATGCTGGGCATAGGTCACGACAAACGGCCGCTTCGCCTCCAGCACGTAGCGAACGACCCCGCGCGCGATGCGTCGCATCGTCGCCTCGGCGAGCGGCCGCACCGCCCGGATGCCATAGAGCCGCATGATCTCTTCCGACGTGTCGAAGATCGACGGGCACGGCAGCGACCAGTCGATGATCTCGGCCGCCGTGCGGTACGGCTTCAGCCTGCCGGCCCGGATCAGCTTCGCGTCCTCCGGCTTCTTCGGATCGCCATGCGTCCGCTTCGGCCACACGATCGGCCTGCCATCGCGGCGCGCGATCATGAAGAAACGCTTGCGGATCGTCGGCGCGCCGTAGTCGCAGGCGCGCAGCTCGCGCCACTGCACCTTGTAGTCGGCCTTCTTCAGCCTCCGCGTCCACTCCTCGAAGGTGTGGCCGCGCAACTCCACGATCGGCTTGCCGTCCTCGTAGAGCGGCCCCCAGGTGACGAACTCCTCGACGTTCTCGAGGATGATCACGTCGGGCGACACCTCCTCGGCCCAGCGCACCACCACCCAGGCGAGGTCGCGGATGTTGCGGTCGAGCGGCTTGCCGCCCTTGGCCTTGGAGAAGTGCTTGCAGTCGGGCGAGGCCCAGAACAGCCCGACCGGCCGGCCCTGCGTCACCTCGCGCGGCGACACGTCCCAGATGTTCGAGTCGAGGTGCACGGTCTCCGGATGGTTGACCTCGTGCATGGCGAGCGCGTCGGCGGAATGGTTGATGGCGTAGTCCGGCGAGCGGCCAAGCGCCATCTCGATCCCGGTCGAGGCCCCGCCGCCGCCGGCGAAGCTGTCGATGATGAGCGGGGCACTCATTCCTCCGGCTCCCAGACGGAACCGACATAGTCCTGGATGGTGACAAGCCCTGCGAGGCCAAGGGCGCAACCCGACCGCTTGCGGATCATGGAGCCGCCCCGGCCATCCGAAACGAGGTCCAGCCGATGGCCGGCGACGATGCCGTCGCGCCGCAGTGCTACCGCCAGTTCCGCGACGCTGGCATGCTCGCACTCGAAGCTCATGGCGAAAGACTTGCGGTCGCCTGAAACGACGATGTCGTACTGCACCCGATAGACGCTGCCCACTGTCATGCCCTCCGCTCGTGTTTCACGTTTGATCCACTGCAACAGTTTGAAATCATTGGCTTGAGGTAGAAGGCGCGCACCGCGACCTGCATCCAGTCGCAGATGGCGATCACCTTGTGCACGGCGATCATTTGGCCCGAGGCGGCGCGCGACAGGTCGGTGAAGGTGACGCCGATCTCGTCGGCGAGCGCGCGGTAGCCCCGCCCGTCCTCGGCGAGCCTGCGCCGCACGAGGAAGGCGAATTCGCGCCAGTCGTAGTCCGCCCGCGCCGGGTCGCGGCTGTTCTGGAGGTTCACGGCGTCTGCCCTCCATGGGTAAGGACGATGCCGAAATCCGACGGATGGTGGCCGAGCACGGCCCACAGGCGCGCCCGCGGCTCCGGCCGCAGAAGCCGGCCCATCCAAGCGAAGTCGAATTCCGCGACCGTCACCTTCGCTGTCCGGCGCGTCTCGTTGCGGAAGCGCTTGGCCGCCGCGGCGCGGCGCGCCGGCCCGTGCGTCTGCGCTGCCCAATGAAGCGCCCGGGCGCGCAGGAACAGGCGCAGCATGGAAGGGGAATAGTCGGGCCGCGTCGTCATGCGTCGCGCCCAAGGGCGACGACTATGCCGATGCGCGCGCCAGCGCCATCGACGCCCTGTCCACAGCACTGCGCGGCCGCATCGACGATGGCCGCGCCATACCCGAACCCAAGGCGAAGGACGCCGGCCTGGTCTTCGTATCCGTCGACCCGGAAACCGCGCTCAAGATCGCCATCATCAACGAAGTGAGGGCCGCCGGCATCTCCAAATCGGAACTCGCGCGCAGGCTCGGCAAGGCCGAGAACGAGGCGCGCCGCATCCTCGACCCGAACCACGGGACCAGGCTTGGCGCCATGCGCGAAGCCCTCGCGGTTCTGGGCAAGGAAATCGTCGTCAGCGTACGGGACGCTGCCTGACAGCAGGGCGGCGGGGTGCATCGTCATTCCGCCGCCTCCGCCTGCTCCTCGTTCAGCACCTCCAGAAAGTCGAACAGGCCGGGCGCGCGGCCGCCGTTTGCGGCGGCCTCGGCATAGGCGCAACCGTCGGCGAAATAGTCGGGGTTGAGCTCGATGCCGATGGCCTTGCGCCCGAGCTGGAGCGCGCACCACGGCACGGTCATGATGCCGCCGAACGGGTCGAGCACCGTCTCGCCCGGCATGGAGTGCTGGAGGATAGCGCGGTCGACGATGTCGAACTGCAGCGGACAGAGGTGCATCTCCCGGCCCTTCGACCGCTGCAGCATGTTCAGCGTGCGCATGCGCGCGACGTCGGTCCATATCTCCGGGTGGCGCGAATGCGGCGGCGCCACCATGAAGGTCGGCGGCAGCCGGCCGGCCTCGTCCAGCGCCTCGGTCAGCGCGACATGCGTCTCGTGGTCGTAGACGTGCGCGAGCGCCCAGGCCTTCCAGCCGCGATAGATGCCCTTGCCGTCGAGCTGCACCAGGTCGCGCAGCTCGTCGGGCAGAAGCGGCCTGTCGCCGGATGACAGCCACACGCCGTGCGCGTCGATCTGCCAGCGGCCGCGGCTGTAGCCGGTGCCGGCCACGGGCCGCACCCGCTTCTCGTCGAAGTCGTCGTCGCCGGGCGCAGTCGGGCGGCCGTCGATGACGGTCACGAAATCCGGCTTGTCCTTCCTGACCGGCACGTCGGCGTAGCCGTTGGAGCGGTCGGTCGGCGGCTTGCGGAACCTGAGCAGGTATTCGGGCATGCCGTTGCCCATCCGCGTCCCGTCCTTGCACTGTTCGGACCAGCCGAGGCGATAGGTCTGGTTGTTCTCGCGCACCACGTCCGTGCCGATGGTCACGCGCGACAGGAAGGCGAAGCCGTGCCGGCGGAAATGCGCGATGCAGTCGTCGGAGAAGGGCGACACGGTCTGGAAGCCGAAGCCGTTGATGCCGCCCGGCACGATCCGGTCCTTGACGTGGATGCAGGCGACGCGGCCGGGCTTGAGCAACCGGAACAGCTCCGGCGTCAGGTAGTCCATCTGCGCCCAGAAATGCGCGTCGTCGTCGGTATGGCCGAAATCGTTGTAGGAGGGCGTGTATTCGTACTGGGTCGAGAACGGGATCGAGGTGACGATCAGGTCGACGCTGTCGCTCTCCATCGACTGCGTCTCCTCGACGCAATCGTTGTGCACCAGCCGGTAGTTCGGCCCGGCCACCTCCCGGCGCGTCACGCCCTTGGCGCGCTGGAGCGCGCCCTCGATCGCCTGCGCCGCCAGTCCGAACCGGCGGATGATGCCGGCCATCTTCTCGGCCTGCGCCTCGAACTCCCGCCACTTGCGCTCAAGCTCGCGGCGGGTCTCGCGCTCGGCCTCGGTATAGATCAGGTCGGCGCGTACCTGCTCGGTCTGGCCGTAGCGCTGGGTGCGGAACAGCGACTGGAAGAAATCGTGGAACTTGAAGCCGATGCCGAGATAGATGTTCCACCGGCAATGACGCTGGAAGTTGCAGCCCGACCCGTTGAGAACCGGCTTGGTCGCGAGCTCCGCGAACTCGCCATTGGCGAAGCCGATGACGCGCGCCTCGCGTTCGTCGAGGTCCTGGCTTCCCCACACGCTGCGCACCGTGGGCACCGCCTTCTCGATCGCCCGCCGCTCGTCCTCGAGGTCGTGCCAGATGATGCGGTGCGCAGCCGGGTCCTCGGCCCTGATGTCCATCATCTTGGCGATGCGGGCTTCGAGCGACCGCTTCTTCTCGCGCGAGGCCTCGACCACGCCGAGCGCGGCGTTGGCGAACATCCGGCCCTGTCCGTCGCGCTCGAACCCGGCCGCGGAATGATCGGAAGGAATCTCGTGCCAGCGTATGTCGAGCGGGGGCAGATCGTAGCCCTCGTCGGAGAAGCCGAGGTCGGAGGGTTTCTGCACGAAGAGAGCCCACGACGACACCCACAGCCAGAACTCCTCTTCCTTGTGCGGGTGCAGCGTCAGCCTGTCGGCCTTGGTCGAATCGCGCTTGAAGAAGCGGGTCTTCGCCTCGCCGACATCCATGACGCCGAGGAAGGCGGCATAGGCCAGCAGCTCGACATAGTCGTTGGGGTCGGGAATGGCCGTGGCGACGAAGCGGTATTTCACCCCTTCGCGCCGGACGCCGGCGCGCCTGTCGTCGCCGGCCACGAGCGCCATGAACTCGCGGAAGGTCTTCGAGCCGCCGAAGCCGCGCAGGCAGGCCGCCTCGTCGAGCGAGACGAAGGTGAACAGGCTCATGTCGAGCTTGCCGTCGCGAACCGTCTCGTAGTTGGTGACGTAGATGAGCTTGACGCCGTCGCCCGCCGCGTTCGGCTCCTCCATCTGATGCGTTCGGTTGATGAACTTGAGCCGCAGGTCTGGATGGTAGCGCTCCACCTCGAGGAAGAACTCGTGCTTCACGCCGAGCGGGCAGACGATCAGCCCGTGACCGCCCTCGCGCACCATGCATTGCCGGCCGATCTCGAGCTGCGTCGAGGTCTTGTGCAGGCCGAAGCGCAGGAACAGTCCCCGCCGGCCGCCGCGGCATGCCCAGGGCACGATCGCCCGGGTCATCGGCTTCAGCAGCGGGTTGACCGCATCGGGCGCAACGTCGAAGCCGGCGCGGGGCGCGACCCGCACCTTGGCGTCGAGGAAGTCGGAATAGGGCGGGAGCGCGTTCATGCCGGCTCCCTCCGGCGCACCATGTCGGCATGACGCGCGCAGTAGCGCGTGCCCGGCATGTCGGCGCGGGGAGCGCCGCACACCGGCATGTCCGGACCGTTCGGCCCGTAAGCCTCGCCCGCGAACCACAGGCAACGGCTCGCTTCCACCGCGGCGAGGAACGCCATCGGCGCGCACGGCGCGGCGGGCGGCGGGGAAACGGGGCGGGCGACGGAGGCGGCGCGTGCCTCGGTTGCGGCGGGCCCCGCCCGGCGCGTGCCGGTCGGGGCCTTTCGCACCTGCGGCCGCACGCGCACGGTCTCGGCGCGGGGAGGGCGGGGCGTCCTGCCTTTCCCGCCCGGCTCCCTCGCCAGCTTCCCGAACCGCCCTTCGCCGCGCCACAGCTTGCCGATGACGGCCTGGCGCGAGCAGCCGAGAACGCTGGCGATCTGGCTGGCGGACTTGCCGACGGCGGCGAGGTGGGCGAGCTCCCGCACGCGCTCGGGCGTCCAGAAGCGGCTCATTGCGAGCCTCCCACGATCGCCTGGCCGCCCGCCCCGCGGACGCGCGCGATGACCTTGCGGTACTCGCACGTTGCGCGCTCGACGGCGGCGAGCGCCTTGTCGATCTGCAGCGCTTCGGCCGGGGTCAGCTTGCCGTCGGCGAAGGCGAGCGCGCCCGAGGTCATCAGCTCGCCCATCTGGACGACGGTCTCGGCGTGGCTCGCCATGACGCAGCCGTTGGCGGCCGCGGTCAGGTCGTCGTCGGCGAGCCGCCTGCCGCGCGCCTGCGCGATGGCCTCGGACAAGTCGTAGCGACCGGTCTCCTCCTCCAGCGCGAACAGCGCGGGGAGCTCCATGATCTCGGGGCTGTCGGGATTGTACCAGCGTCCGACCACGCTCTTGGAATAGGAGCAGATCGCCGCGGCGCGCTCGATGCCGCCGGCGGCGGCGATCAGGTCGCGCTGCTTGGCCTTGAGCATGAAGTGGCGGGTGTTCGCGTTGGGAACCATGGCGGCTTCCTCGGGCAAAAGGTTTCCCGCGCCGGGAAAACCCGACGTGTTTTCCCGTGGCGGGAAAGGGCTCGGTCTGGTCAGATGCGGGTCATGAACACCCGCACTCACATCACCTCGTCACGGCGGCCCGCACCCTCCTGCGGGGGCGGCCGGATTGCCGCCCCCGCCGCGGTCGCTCTCGGGGGTATGGCTGGTTGCGGGGGCCGGAATTGCACCGGCGCTCTCCCGGTTATGGTGAGCCGCAGGCGAACGGCGGGATGCTGCTTCCCCACCCCGCTGGAAGTCGTGGCGCCCTGCCGCGTCGGCCAGCCCCTGCAGGCCGACGACATGCTCGCCGTAGTGGACGACGGCGCGCGACAGCGCCTCGTCGAGGCCGACGCGCTCGGCGCCGGCGATCAGGCGCAGCACCATTGCGGCGCGGTCGGACAGGACGAGAGGGACACCGGCGATCATGTCAGCGTACCTCGCCATTCTGAGACTTCGGAAGCAGCAAGGCGGTGCCAAAGCCGGGATCGACGGGGTAGCGCCCCCGTGCGATCAGAGAGTTCGGCAGCTTGCCGTGGATGCAGAAATGGAAGCGAACCGACACCGCACGGAGGAACCGATGCCAGTACCGAACGCCGCGACGCAGCTTGTGCTGGAGAGAATCGAGCACGCGCTCTTCTCCAAGGCCATCGAGGAGCTTGCCGTAGCCTTCGTCGGAAAAGACAGGAGCCGCCTTCAACTCCTCGACCGCATCTTCGCGAGAGCCGTCGAGCGAGCGGACCTCCGCCCAGGCTCGCATACGGCTGGAACGCAGACTGGATCTCTCGACTTCCAGCTCCTGCAACAGCGCGGGCCGAGCGATGCGGCCGCCGCGCTTGCCAAGCTTGCGCACAAGATTGGCCGCGCGGCGATGTGACGCCCAAAACAGCTCCGGGAGCAGAAAGGCCTCTTCGGCAACCTTCCTGCGGGATTGCAGGAGCCGCCTCCCCAGAAGCAGTAGCCGCCGGGTCCTCACGCGATCCAGATCGCGCACCGAATGGCCGGTGCGGAAGGCGCACAGCGCATCTGCGAAGCGGCGGGAGAGTTGGCGGCTCATTCGGCAGCCTCCCGAACCAGGTCCCCGGCCGGATAGAGATCGGGGCGGATTTCGTGACGCGGGATGCCGGTCGCCCTCTCGAACGGAAGGACGCGCTTCGGCGGCACCTCGCGCCACGAATAGAAGGACTGGTGCGCGATGCCGAGGGCTTCGGCGAGCTTGCCGAGGCCTCCAACCCTTTCCGCACCTTTTTGGACGATGTCGATCATGCCGACGATTAGTAGGCGACACCTACCTACCATGTCAAGTCATGAAGTAGGTGCTTCCGATGTAGGCAAAAACTACAGTCGCGCCATGTCCGTTGAAACCCTAGACACCCTCGGCGAGCGCATCCGTTACGCGCGTGAGGCGGCAGGCCTCACGCAGGCCGAGGTGGCCAAGCATTTCGAAATCAGGCGCGTCTCCGTCACCCAGTGGGAGGCGAACGACACCAAGCCGGCGCTCGGCCGCCTCGTCGAGCTGGCGGCACTCCTGAACACGACGCCCGAATGGCTGATGGAGCGAAAGGGCTTCCCCCCGCTGGCCGCCCCTAGGCAGGAGGTGCGGCTGCGGCAGCCCGAACTCATCGCCGGCGAGCACCTGGTGGGCGAGAGGGATCTTCCGATCTATGCCGCCGCCATGGGCGGCGACGGGCACATCATCGTGACCTTCGAGGCGATCGATCACGTCAAGCGCCCCACGGCGCTCCAGTACGTGCGCGGCGGATACGGGCTGCTCGTCTACGGAGATTCGATGGTTCCGGCCTATCGACCGGGCGATACCGCGCTTGTGCACCCGCACCTGCCGCCCCAGCGCGATACGGATTGCGTGTTTTACCACACGCCTCCCGCGGGCGGCGAAGCCGAGGCGATCATCAAGCGCCTCGTCGGCTTCAATGACCGCGAATGGAAGCTCGAGCAATACAATCCGGCGCGCCAGTTCAGCGAGCATCGCGTCGACTGGCCCATCTGCCATCGCGTCGTGGGCAAGTACAACGCCCGCTAGCCCGTGCCGGTCAGCGCCAGCGGATAGCCATCGAGCTCGGGCACTATTCCGAAGCGCGCGAGCACCCTCGCGTCCTCGTAGTCGCCGGTTGTCGGATCGCCGGTCCGGCTGAACGCGACCACCCCGGCCGCGCTCGCGGCGAGTCTTT